AACCAGAGGAATGAAGTTATTAAGAGTGGCTTGGATTGCAACAGGTATTGGGGCATTTGTTGTAGCTGTTACTTCTTTAGCTGCTGCTTTTACTCAAAGCGAAGAAGGGCAAGAAAAACTACAAAGAGGATTAGCTGTATTAGGAGCAATTACTAAACAAATAATGGATTCATTTGCTGATTTAGGAGCAGCTATAATTGATGCTGTATCTAATCCAATGGATTCTATTAAAAGTCTTGGTAAAGGCTTGTTAAAATTTGTTACAAACCCTTTTAAGACTGTTAAGGATGCAGTAATAGGAGCTAAAAATTCAGTTAAAGAATTTGTTGATGAAACTGTAAAAGAAGTTAAAGCAATTGATCAAGTTACAAAAGCAAGACAAAAAGCACATCATATAGAAAGAAGTCTTTTAACTGAAAGAGCTGAAGCTAACAGAGAAATAAATGACATTAGATTAGAAGCAGAAAAAAGAGATCAATATAATGCAACGGAAAGAGTAGCCTTGTTAAAAAAGGCTCAAGCTATTGAGGAAGAAATAACTCAAAAAGAAATCAATGCTAAAAAGCTTTTAATACAAGCTCAAGAGCTAGAAATGGCTCAAGGTAAAAATACTATTGAGGATAAAGATAAACTTGCCAAGTTACAAGCTGAATTAATTAATCTTGATACTAAAAAATTAAGAAGCCAAAGATTATTACAAACGCAAATAACAACTGCTCAAAATGAAGAAAAGGCTGAAAAGCAAAGAAAGTTAGATGAAGAAAATGCAGAGCTAGAATTAGAAAAATCTAAAGAGCAAAAGCGATTAGATGACATTAAGGCTATAAGAGATGCTCATGAACAAAAAGTAAAAGAAGAAGAAGCAATTAAAGAAGAAGAAAAAGCAATAATAGAAAAAGAAAAGGCTTTAGCTGAATTAGAAAAACTTAATGCAACAGAGCAACAAAAAGCAGAAATAATTGCTTATTGGAATGGCAAAATTCAAGAAGGAAAAGATCTTGATGCAGAAGCTGATGATGAAAGAGATAAAGCTGTTCAAATGGCTAAACTTGGAATTGCTAAACAATCAATGGCTTTGATTGGAGAAATAGCTGGAGAAGGAAGTAAATTAGGAAAAGCAATGGCAATTGGTCAAGCAACTATAAGCGGTTATGAAGGTGTGCAAAATGCATATACAACAGCTCAAAAAAGCCCTATAACAATAGGGTTTCCAGCATATCCTGTTATTCAAGCAAGTTTGGCTGGTGCGTTTGCTGCTGTAAATATTGCAAAAATAGCATCTACTAAACCAACAGGCTCTAGCGGTACAGGAGGATTAAGCGCAACTGCTTCTGCTCCTCAATCTAGAGCGCCATCATTTAACATAGTAGGGCAAGGAGGAACAAGCCAAATAGCATCAGCAATTGGTCAGCAACAACAACAACCAATTCAAGCATTTGTAGTTTCTCAAGATGTAACAACAGCTCAAAGTTTAGAAAATAATATTATTCAAGGCGCAACTATAGGCGGTTAATATAACATAAATCAAAAAAAAAGGTTTTTAAATAAAATAGAAATGGAAATAATAGAATTAGTAATTGATGAAGAACAAGAGCTATCTGGAATAGATGCTATTAGCGTAGTAGAAAATCCAGCAATAGAAGTAGACTTTATAGCATTAAAGGATCAGGAACAAATTAGACTTGCAGAAGTATCTAAAGAAAAAAAGATATTAATGGGAGCTGCTTTAATTCCTGATAAACCTATATATAGAAATTCTAATGGTCATGAGTTTTATATTTATTTCTCAAAAGATACTGTTGCTAAAGCATCTCAAATGTTTTTAAAGAAAGGCAATCAAAGTAGAGCAACATTAGAACATACTGAAGAAAAACTTTCAGGCATGACAGTAGTTGAATCTTGGCTGATAGAAGATGAAGTTCATGATAAATCTAGAAAATATGGATTAAACATGCCAGTAGGAACTTGGATGGTATCAATGAAAGTAGATAATGAAGAAATCTGGAATGATTATGTTAAAGAAAACAAAGTAAAAGGCTTTTCTATTGAGGGGTATTTTGCAGACAAGTTAAACAGACCTCAAGATAAACAACAAGATCAATTAAGCGAAGAAGAAATTTTATTACAAAAAATAATAGATGTCATACAAGAACAAGAATAATCAACCAACAGTAAGTAGAACAAGCCCAACAGGAGGAAAAAGGGGTTGCTTATGTAAAGACAATACTTATAATTCTAAATGTTGCAATGGAGATTTACAAAATCAAGGGATAGGCAATACAACAGGGCAAAATATTTGAATTTACAACAGTTTAAATAAAAAAAGGTTTTAATAATATAAATTAATTTAATATGAAAGCAGAGAGTACTCTAAACAAAGTAAAGGTTCTTTTAGGAATGGAAATAAAACTAGAAGAAATGAAGCTAGAAAACGGCACACGTTTTGAAGCTGATAAATTTGAAAAAGGAAGCGAAGTTTTTATCGTATCTGAAGATGATGAAAGAATCCCTGTCCCAGTAGGCGACTATTTAACAGAAGATGGTAAATATGTTTGCGTAGTTGAAGAAGGAATCATTGATGAAGTAAAAGAAGAATTAAAGGAAGAAGAAGAAATGGAAGTTGAGGATAAAGAAATTGATGAAGTAGAAGCAGAAGATGATGGTAAAGAAGCAGATGTTGAAGATTGGGCTGGTATGGAAAAGCGTATCAAAAACCTAGAAGATGCAATTGCTGATTTAAAATCTAAAATGGGAGAAGATAAAGAATACATGGAAGAAGATTCTAAAGAAGAAGCAAAAGAAGAATTATCTTCTGAAGCAAATGAAGAAGTTAAAGAGGTTGAATTGTCAGAAGATGTTAAACCTTTCAAACATAATCCTGAAGCAAAAAATAAAGTAGAAATGAATCTATATGCTCAAAACAAACCAATGAGCACTCAAGACAGAGTATTTAATAAATTATTCAATAACAATTAAAATAAATAAAAAACCAAAAATTATGTCAAATAAAATTGATCTAGCAACAACAGTAAATATCACTAGCACATATGCTGGAGAATTCGCTGGCAAGTACATCTCGGCGGCACTTTTAAGCGCAAGTACAATCGAAGATGGTGGTGTTGAAGTAATGCCAAACGTAAAATTTAAATCAGTTATTCAAAGAATTGAAACTGGTAGTTTAATCGCAGATGGAACTTGTGATTTTTCTGCTTCTTCAAACGTGAATTTAACTGAAGTAGTTATTCAACCAGAAGAATTCCAAGTAAACTTACAATTATGTAAGTCTGATTTCATCAACACATGGGAATCTATTCAAATGGGCTACTCTGCCTTTAATCCAAACGGATTACCATCATCATTCGCTGATTATTTAGTAGGACACGTAGCATCTAAAGTTGCTGCTGCAAACGAAACTAATATCTGGACTGGAAATTTAGGTGGAGCGCAAGCTGGAGAATACAATGGATTAGAAACTCTTGCTGCTGCTGATGCAACGGTAATCGATGTTGCTAACCCAGTTGCTTTAACTGCTGCTAACATCATAGATGAAATGCAAAGAGTTGTAGATGCAATTCCAAATGCGCTTTACGGAAAAGAAGATTTAAAATTATACGTATCTAACAAAGCTGCTAAATTATACATTAGAGCTTTAGGTGGATTTACTGCTACTATTGGAGCTGCTGGTTCTGATAACAAAGGAACGCAATGGTATAACAACGGAAGTTTATCTTTCGGAGGAATTCCAATCTTTGTAGGTAGAGGAATGTCAGATGATACAATGATCGCTGCTCAATCAAGCAACTTATTCTTTGCTACTGGTCTTTTAAACGACTATAACGAAGTACGTGTAATTGATATGACTCCAATTGATGGAAGTCAAAATGTGAGACTTGTCATGAGGTTCACGGCTGCCGCTGCTATAGGAGTAGGAGCTGATGTAGTTTACTACGCAGGATAATTAAACTTAATAAGGGGAGCGTAAAAGCTCCCTTTATATTATTAACTTATAAATATATAAACTTATGGCATGTGACGTTAATTTAGGGCGTTTAGAACCATGTAAAGATTCAGTAGGTGGTATTATAGCTATTTACATAAATGGAGCATATACGAGCGGATTATTAGATACAGCAACTTTTGAGGCTGCAACTAATGAAATTGAAGGTTTTGCTGCTCCATTAACTTTTTACAAATTCGATCTAAAAGGAGCGAATGGTTTTGAGCAAACTAACGAAAACTCAAGAGAAAACGGAACGAGTTTCTGGACACAAACAGGAACAGTTGTTCTTAAAAAACAAGATAAAACTACTACTGCACAAATGAAGTTGCTTTCTTACGGAAGACCGCAAATCATTTTTCAAGACTACAACGGAAATTATTTTTTAGCTGGGATTGAAAATGGATGCGAAGTGCAAGTAAATACTGCAACTGGGCAAGCAATGGGAGATCTTAATGGGTATAATTTAACAATTACTGGAACAGAGAAATCGCCAGCTAATTTTATTGATCCAACTATTATAGGAGATACTACTAATACTGTTGTAGTTTTAGGAACTTAATTAGTTTTTTACATTGAAGAATTAAGGAGAGCAATTTTTGTTCTCCTTTTTTTTTGATTATAAAACAAAAAAGCAATAAATCGGTTTTTAAATAAAGAAAAGTATAATGATAATTTTAAAGACTGATGCTACTGCTCAAACATTCAAGTTTATTCCTAGAGAATACGCAGCAACTAGCCTTATTTTGACAGATGAAGATCAAAATACTTCGGTTACTTATAATCCTACTTTTACTAAAACAAAATATTATTTGCAAACATCTGTTACGTTTAGTCCAGTTTTAAAAGAAGGGACTTTTTACACACTAGAAGTTCTGAATGGATCTAGTATTATATATAGAGATATAATCTTTTGTACTGATCAAGCATTAAGCACTTATTCGATTAATGATGGTCAATTTACAGAACACGAAACAACAAATGAATACATACTATTATGATAGATAAAAATATATTTATAGCTAATTTAAGCGCATATACTTCTCCAGTTATAACAGAAGTTAAACACAAAGATTGGGTTCAATATGGCGTAGATAATGACTATTTTAATTACTTAATAGATCTGTATATAAACTCTACTTCGAATAATGCTATTATAAATGGCGTTACTAATATGATTTATGGCAGAGGAATATCAGCTTTAGATGCATCTAGAAGACCAGAGCAGTATGCTCAAATGATTACGTTGTTTAAGAAGAAAGATTTAAGAAAATTTGCCAAAGATTTTAAGATATTGGGAATGGCTTGTTTTCAAGTTGTTTATGAAAAAGGCAAAGTAAGTCAAGTGCATCATTTTCCAATGGAAACATTAAGAGCAGAAAAATGCAATGATGAAGGAGAAATAGAAGCATGGTATTATTCAAATGATTGGGCTAATATAAAACCAACAGAAAAGCCAGAAAGAATACCAGCATTTGGTTATGGAAATAAAAAAGGCGTTGAGCTTTATGTTCTTTCTCCTTATACGCCAGGGCATTATTATTACAATCCTTGCGATTATGCTGGAGCATTACCTTATGCTAAATTAGAAAACGAGATTGGAGATTATTTAATCAATGATTGTATTAATGGTTTTTCAGGAACGAAAGTAGTAAACTTTAACAACGGAGTTCCAGATCCTGAAAAGATGATGCAAGTTAAATCTGATGTTCTAAACAAACTAACTGGAGCAAGAGGAGAAAAAGTAATTGTAGCATTTAATCAAAACCAAGAATCAAAAACAACTGTTGATGATATTCCTTTAAATGATGCTCCTAGCCATTATGAGTACCTTTCTAACGAGTGTTTTAGAAAATTGATAGTTGGGCATAGAGTAACCTCTCCAATGCTATTAGGCGTAAGGGATGGGAATGATGGTTTAGGAAATAACGCTGATGAAATAGAAACTGCAACTTTATTATTTGATAATGTAGTAATAAAATGCTATCAAGATGAAATAATTGATTGCATGGATGAAATATTAGCAATTAATGATATTTCTTTAGAATTATATTTTAAAACTTTAAAACCTTTATCATTTAATGATTTAGATCAATTAGAAGGAGTTGATGAAGATGTAGTTGAAGAAGAAACAGGAGTTGAATTAGCTAAACAACCAGAGCTTACTCAAGAACAAGGAGAAATTTTATTAGAGCATCTCAAAGGAGAAGTAATGAGTGAGGAATGGGAAGAAGTTGATTCTAGAGAATATTGCGAAGAAAATGTATCTAATGAAGAATGGGCTTCTGCTTCAATAGTAGAAAAGAAGTCAATGTTTACTAAACTGAAAGATGAAATATTTGCTGATCCTAATGGTTTTTCTTATTTAGATTCTAAAAATTATAAAATTAGATATAAGTATTTCAAGAAATCTCAAAAGCCAAACATAATAGGAAACAAGTCTAGAACTTTTTGTGATAACATGATGAAGCTATCAGACAAAAACGTAGTATATAGATTAGAAGATATAGATAGAGCTAGCAGAGATGGAGTAAACAAACAGCTAGGGCATGATGGCAAGCCCTATGATCTCTTTAAATTCAAAGGTGGGGTTTACTGCCGACATGCTTGGAAACAGGTCTTATATCGCTTAAGAACAAATACAGAGCCTAGCAAAGAGTTAAAAGATTATATAAAAACAGGAACAATACCTAAAACATATCAAAAGAATCCGTGGGGAACTAGAGAGAGCCAAATTGCTCCGATAGATATGCCAAATGAAGGGCATTATCCAGGCGTAAAATAAGAAAAGAATGGCAACAGCATTATTTGTAACAACTAAAGATCTTAAAAGATACTCTGTTCTTTCAGGAAATATTGATCCTGATAAATTTGTTTACATGATAGAAATATCCATGGACACAGAAGTGCAGATATATTTAGGAACTAAACTTTATGAAAAATTGCAAGCGTTGATTATATCAGGAATAAATGATCCAGCAAATGCAGCTTATAAAACGCTTTTAGAAACGTATGTAAAGCCAATGACTATTTATTGGGCTTTAGTTTATTACATGCCTTTTGCTGCTTATACAGTAGCTAATGGTGGTGTATATAAACACATAAGCGAATCTAGTGAAAGCGTAAGCAAAGATGAAGTTGATTATTTGACAAATAAATATAGAGATATTGCTCAATTTTATACTAATAATTTTACAAATTTCATGGTATATAATCAGGATACATATCCAGAGTATAACGCAAACACAGAGGATGATTTTTATCCTGATCAAAGTGGAGCTGATTTTGGTGGTTGGGCTTTATGATATATAAAATTAAAGAAAAATATATTGTTAAATTAAAGCAATATTTAGAAAGAAAAAAGAAATATGTGGACACAAACGAACACGCTAAACGTAGAAATAAATTATAACTATAAAACAAAGAAGTAATGGATACTGGAACTTGGGGATTATATTACAATTATACTTGGTGGGGAAACGCTATACAAACAGCACCTTCAGTTATTGGTAAACCAGACTTTTTTGGAAGTCAATTTGAAATGCTTACTAGCCAACAACCTAATCAAGTTACTAATGGTGACTTTGCAACAGATAGCGATTGGTTTAAATCAAGTTTTTGGACAATAAGCGGAGGCACGGCATCAATGCCGTCTACCTCTTCCTATTTGCCTTTATATCAAAATGATGTAACTATTGCGGGCAAAACTTATGTGTTGAATTTTGATATAGTTTCAATTACTGGAATCATTAAAGCAACCTCACTAAATAACGGAGCAGCGGGTGGTGAAATCATCCTTGGTGAATACTCAACGATTGGAAATAAAAAAATTACTTTTACAACACAATCGGGCGGAGAATCAATAGCGTTTGCGAGAGTTGTTGGGAATACCGCATCTTGCACCATAGACAATGTATCAGTACAAATAGTAAGAGCAGACAACGTAGAAGCAGTAAAGTGTATCGCTGATTGGATTCACGAAACACAAATATTAGACGTATAAAAAATTAAGACAATGGCAAAACCAAAATTAGCATTAATACCAGCAGCACAAGGAGACAAGTTTTATTCTGTACTCCCATCAGATGGAGTAGGAGACTTTACTTTCGCTAGAGCAAGTACTGGAACTAGAATAGCACCAACTGGACTAATACAAGAAGTAGCAAGTGGAGATTCAAGACTAAACTACGACTTATTAAATGGTAAGGTAGTTAATTGCCCTCATTACCTTTTAGAACCAGCTAGGACTAACGTAATGCTTCAATCTAATCAATTTGATACTACTTGGGTTTTTACAAGAGCTTCTGTTTCTCAAGGATATTTAAGTCCAGATGGCTCTTTAAACGCTTGGGCTTTTATTGATAATACAACTGATAGTACCCATTTAATGGTTCAATCTGCTTCATTAGGAGCAGTAACATCAACTGCAAGTATATACGCAAAAGCTGGAACACGAGATTTTATTGCTTTCCGTTTTGAAGGAAATACTGGAGTAGATTACGCATATTTTGATGTAAAAAACGGAATAATTGGAGATGTAAATTCAGATTATATAGATGTTTCAATGGAAGATGCTGGTAATGGATGGTATAGATGTATTGCTACAAGAGTTTTAGCAGCTTCTGGAAATCAATTTATTGTATTATCAGCAGACACAAACGGAGACCCAACTTATGCTGGAAACGGAGATAATGCTTTATATATTTTTGGAGCACAAGTAGAAGAAGGCTCTTATCCAACAAGCTACATTCCTACTAATGGAACAGCAATTACAAGAGCAGCAGAATCTGCTGATGGCTCTGGAGATGCAGCTACGTTTAACGATTCAGAAGGTGTGTTGATGGCAGAAATAGCTGCTTTAGCTAATGATGGAACATATAGACAAATTTCTATAAATGATAGTAGCACAAACAATAGAATAACTTTAGATTTTACAAATACAGATAATCAAATAAGAAGTTTTATATCTTTTAATGGTACATCTCAAGCCCTTATGGTTGGTAGTACGATTGCTACAAATCAATCTAAAGCAGCAGTTTCTTATAAAAGTAATGATTTTTCATTATGGTTGAATGGATTTAAAGTTGATACTGATACAAACGGAAGCGTTCCAACTGGCTTAAATAATTTAAATTTTGACAATGGTGGTGGTGCTAACGATTTCTACGGAAAAACTAGAGAAGTACAATACTTTGATTCAGCATTAACAGACGCACAATTAGAAACACTAACAAGTTGGACATCATTACAAGAAATGATTACATCTCAATTATATACAAATTACTAATGGCACAAACACTAAAATTTGGAAATAAAGTATGGGCAGCTAAAGAAGATTCTGTACTGGCATACAACGACATCAATAACAACTATAAGCCTTTGCCTTTCGACTTTGCAAGAGCAAGTATAGGAACAAGAGTAAACAAAGATGGTCTAATAGAAACAATGGGGCAAGATATAGCAAGAATAGACTATTCAGATAGTGCTGATGGTGTTTTGTTGTTAGAGCCAGCTTCTACTAACTTATTAACGGAATCTAATTATTTTTCTTTTGTAAATCAAGGTTCTATATCTTATAATAATGCTATAAGCCCAACTGGAGAGAATAACGCTTTTAAATTAACAGCAAATGGAATAGACCCTTTTATTCAACAAGATGTTACAAACACTAATACAACTTTTACTTTAAGTGTTTATGCTAAAGGTGTTGGCAATACAATAGGTAAAGAATGTAATTTTTTTCTAATTGGAGATAATTATGTTCAAGTGCAACAAAGCTCTAACTTTATCTTAACTGACCAATGGAAAAGATTTGAAGCAACACTAACACTTGTAAGCACACCTTCTTCATTTGTTAAATTTAGGTTTGATGTTCCAAGTGTAGCAGAAATAGGGGATGAAACTCTTATTTTTGGCGCACAACTTGAAGCCTTATCCTACCCTACATCTTACATACCAACATCTGGCTCAACAGTAACAAGAGCAGCAGAGACTTGTAATAACTCTGGTAATAGTGAAGTGTTTAATGATAGTGAAGGAGTATTGTTTTTAGATATTAATTATAAAAACATACAATCTACTTGGCAAGGAATTGCAATAACAAATAATAATAATACAAGTAATAGAATATTTATAGGTATTAATTCAAACACAAAGATTTTAGAAATTTATTTTGTATCTGGTGGAAGCACCCTATGGCAGCCAGATTTTGAATTGTCAAAAATTAATCAATTTCAAAAAATAGCAGTAAAGTACAAAGCTAATGATTTAGCGTTATTTGTAAATGGTTTTGAGGTAGCTACAGATAATTCAGTAACAACAATGCCTATTGGCTTATCTCTTTTAGGTTTCTTTGGTTTTGGCACTTCAGAACCTCAATATGGGTGTACAAAAGAACTTGGCTACTACGATACAGCACTAACAGATGCAGAACTAGAAACATTAACATCATACAGAAACTGGGTGTCTATGGTAAACGAATTAAATTTAAACATAATATACAATGGCTAATACATTAAAATTTGGTAATGGACAATGGGCAACTGGTAACGGAACAGCTCTTGCGTATAATGACGAGAACGCTAACTTTAAACCTCTACCTTTTGACTTTACAAGAGCATCAAGTGGAACAACAGTTAATCAATCTGGTTTAATAGAAACAGTAGGTAGTGGAATACCAAGAATAGACTTTCAAGGAAATACTAAAGGTGCTTTATTATTAGAGCCGAGTAGGAGTAATATATTTGACTATTCAAGTAATTTAAGTGCTTGGAATAAACTAAATAGTACAGTAACTGAAAGCAGTGTATTATCTTTAGATGGAGTTAATAATTCTTATGTATATGAAAGAACAAGTAGTTCATCATCTTATATTTATAGAACAGTTTCTTTATCAAACACAACTGTTTATACTTTATCTTTTTTTGCAAAAAGTGGAACTTCAACAAATGTAAGAACTGATATTTGGGATACAGTACAATCAACTCAATGTTCAATACAAGTTGATTTAAAAACAAAAGCAATTTCAAATTTCAATGGAACTTCTTATAAAATTGAAGATTACACAAATGGTTGGATGCGTATATCTGTTACTTTTACTTCTGAAAGTAGTTTTGGTGCAACATTTAATAGGTATTTTAATGCTGATAGTGTAGGTTCTCAATTATACATTTGGGGCGCACAAGTAGAAGAAGGAAGCTACCCTACTTCTTATATACCAACAAGTGGAAGTGCTGTAACGAGGGTGGCTGAAAGTTGTAGCCAAATATTACCTAACGCAGTTCCTACATCTGGAACAATTTATGCAGAAATAGAATTATTTGATTCTGTATTAAATTCATTAAGTTCTAATATAAGATTTGGTTTGAATTTACAAAGTTCGACTTCAAATTGGTTATTTTTTGGAATAGAAAGTGGAGATAATTTAAGAACATACATAAGGGCAAATTCTTCAAATAGTTTTGACAATACATTAAATGGAGTTTTTACAACTGCTGGAGTTTATAAAATAGCTATGAGATTTGCAACAAATGATTCAAAAGTTTTTGTAAATGGAATACAGAAATCTTCTAGTACTGGTTCTGTTATTGCATCAAATTTAAATAATTTAAATATTGGTGGTGGAAACAATAACAATCCAATTTTGAATTCTATTAAAACTAAAGACTTTAAACTTTACAACACCGCATTAACAGACGCAGAATTAATAGCATTAACAAGTTAAGTGTAACAATTACACCTATAATAATAACAAAAGTAAATCTTTACATAAGGAACACAATAAGATAAGAAAATTAAAAAAACTATACAGATAATATAATAACCAATAGTTATAACCAAAAGTAAATAAATATGAAAATTTCAAAATATGAATTTGATG